TCCTATAACCGTAAGTTGGAGGTGAAACGTAATGGCTGATAAGTTCAACTCCGGTGCGATGGGAGCCGAGTACAACGCTCGCTTCTTGGAGGCTCTCCAGGATGAGGGTACGCGTAGGAAGCTCTCTATGGCGATGGGTCAGTATACCCGTAAGAAGGTATACGAGGGCTTGATGATGGAGAACATCATCCCCTCCGAGACCGTCACCCCCGCCGACCTGGTTCCCACCATGGTCGGAGATGCTCTCTACAAGATCGACGAGCTCGAGCCTGAGGCCACCGCTCTAGAAGTCAACTGGGATGGCAATCCCACCGGTGAGTACTTCGAGGGCGAGCGCTTCATCACTCCTATCTGGACTGTTACTAGCGAGCGGCTCCAGAAGAGTGAGGATGAGCTTTTGGCAATCAGGTATCCTGCCCGCGAGGTGCTCACGGATATCGCCTCTAAGGAGATCATCCGCAAGCAGGACGAGCATTTCTTCGGCCGGCTCTGCGAGGCTGCTGTCGCTTACAGCGGCAAATCCATCACGTCGCCCGATAACATCCTAACAATGGATGCGCTATCGGCCCTGCAGAACGAGATCGACGGTAACGAGCTCAACTGCACCAAGATCGTGATGAACCGCGTTGACTTTAACAACCTGAAGCGGCTTGCGGGACCTGAGGCTGACACCCTGTCGGCTGAGATCCTGACCAAGGGCTTCGTTAGCACGACTTACGGTGGCTTGCCATTCCTGGTCACCATCAAGAACACCGCCGTCGCCCCCGGCACGGTTTGGGCGTTCACTGACCCCGAGTTCCTCGGCACTCACTACGTGCTGCAGGATACCAAGTTCGAGGTTAAGAGCGAGTTCAGGATGGTTGAGTTCCAGGGTTGGCGTAAGTACGGCACCACGATCTCTAACGTCAATTCCGTTGCCAAGCTCACCCTGGGCGTGGCATCCTAACGAGGGAGTTAACTCATGAAGGCGCAACCCAGTGTGTCCCGTCCAGTTGATACGGTTAGTGGCTATATAGAGCATCTAGGTGGTGATGGCACCCCTAAGTGTTCTATCAACGATCCCATGAACAGGATGCGCTTTTGGACCCTTGGGGCTGGACAGCGGACTCCCGTTATCCAAATCCCCAAAGAGCACAGCCTGTTGGCGTGGATTGCCACTAAGGACTATCTGCGGTTTGTCGCCACGAGCACGATGGGGTCGACGGGGAAGGCGGATCCACTTCCCCGTCATCCTAAGCCTAAGCCGCCCCTAGCCGACGGACCCGTAGCTAGCCATGACGGTCCGTTGCCTGATCGCACCCCGAAGCAAATGACTGAGGCCGTTGTCCCGGCTGGAGATAGCACTCAAGAGGTGGAGCCGGAGGTCGCCCCACGCCGGCCTGAGCTTTCTCCCCGGGAGCTGCTAGAGGGCAGGTCGCCTGAGCCTGAGGTGGAGCCCGAGGTACAAGAAGAGGAACCAGCATCAGAGCCTACTCTCATGGAGCGCCTTGAAGCCCTAGACTATAAGTCCCTCAAGGCGTTGGCCGATAAGTACGAGATTGAGTATACCGGGCGCAGCGCTAAGGCAATCGTCAATGCGATATTGCTTTACGCGGAGTCGTTGCCCGAGGGCACGCAGCTAGAATTCTAATCATGAGTGGAGGCAGCCGCGGTGGCGAATCATTCCAGAGCAGACTACATAGGATATCTGCGCGACTTCTTGAGGGACCATCCGGCGTTCAATCGGCTGCTGAATTACACTGACGAAGAATCGGGAGAGCGCCAGCTAGGTCTAGCCCTAGATCTGGCGCTTGACCATTTCAACACGCGAGTTTTGCCAATTGGCACGACTTATGGATTCGCTAATTTCCCCAGCGCATCCATCCTAATAGAGCTTGCCGCGATGTACGTCCTGGAGATGGTCGGTATACTCAAGGCGCGCAATTCATTGCAGTATTCAGACGCCGGGTTGACCATCAGCGATACCGAGAAATCCTCCGAGTATCGCGCCTGGGCTATGACCTTCAGGCAGGGCGCGCTACAAGAAGCGGCTAACATGAAGAAAGCGGCAAACATAGCCAGCGTACTGGAGGGCGGCAGTGGGCTACATAGCAGCTACTACAACCTATAATGGGCGCGTTAAGCTAACGGAGCCCAATTCGCTAGTGCCTGAGAAAAAGAAGTTTCCCGAGTGGCTGCCCTGGCTTGTATTGGGAGGCCTGACCCTGGGCGGAGGAGCGGCTGCTGTTAATTCCTATAATAATTACGTCAAGTCGATCACGCGCCATTATCGCAATCGCAACATAGCGGCATCACTGCTAGCCCTGCTAGGCGTAGGTGGAGTCGCGGCGGCTATCGGCGGGGTTGGCAAGACGCCCCCAAATCGCGACAGCCTATCTGACATGCCTCCGGAGCTAGAGTCGGCGGCTCAAACCGGTTCATAGTGGTTGAATTCACCAATGTGCGTGTCCATGCGTTTCACCCGCGGTACATGACGGTATCGTGGGAGATTGCCAATATCCCCGGCGGGACTGATTATACAATCGACATAGAGCGCTCAGAGACACCTGATGGGCCATGGACGCTAATTGCTCAAGGGCTAGTCGATAGGGAGTTCTATCACGATTGGGACGCCAATCAGTACAACCTCCGCAGACGGCATTTCTACAGGGTGACTTATAGGGACGGTAGCGGAGCACCGGTGGTGTCTCCAGCCGTGACTAACCTTAACACTCCAGATGCTATTGCCTATGACATCATTCGCCGCGAGCAGCTAGCCCTCAACGTGCTTTCAGGCAGGCCGGGGTTTTTCCTAATAGAGCGCACGTGGGGAGCTCCGTGTACGTTTTGCTATGATAGCGTAGCGCAAAAAACTAGCGTATCTGACTGTCCTTATTGCTACGGCACGCGCTATGCTGGTGGATATTTCGAGCCCATCTTCGGATATGTCTCTCAGCAGGGTTTGTCCAACCTTAATCAGCAAGCTACGCCCATCATGGAAATGCAACAGGTGACCAAGCAGTTCTGGACTAGCAATTCGCCGCTGCTAAAAGTGCGAGATGTGTTTGTTGATGCTGAAAACAACCGCTGGCGCGTCATGGCGATCTCTCATACGGAAAAGCTAGGCGCGTTTATGCGTCAGATCATGTCAATGAGCGAAGTGCCTAAGGGGCATATCATTTACGACATCCCCGTGCCTAATCTATATGACTTCCACCCGGTGAGGGATTATCACATATGGGAGACCACCCCATTCCTCGAGCCATAGTATTATGGGATCCTGGCCGTGTCATCTATACTAACCATGGAGTCATAGAATGGAGCGGCCGGCATGAAAAGTCCCGTAGACATCGACAACGACATTCTCGCTTTCCTGCAATCGTTTTTCTCGACTCCGAGGACGGTGATTGTGGGACAGGCGCACCGGACGCTGCAGTGGAATCCCAATCCCAAAACGACGGATCTGCTGATCAGGGCTAAAGACATCGCCAATGCCGAGACGCTAGACGGCAATAAAATCTCCATCATCATTGATCGCGGCAACTCGCGCTTGCTGTATTCAAGCCTAAAGAGCAGAATGGCGCGTGATATCCCTCGAAATAGCGAGACCTTTCTGGAGCTCATCACCGTTCCTTATGCGCTGCACTGCCTATCTTCTAACGACTACGAGGCCAGCCTAGTCGCGGGCATCGTTGCCAACGCCATTTGGATGCATCACGACACCTTTAAGCCATTGGGATATCATCGTGTGAGAGTTGACGGAATTGGTGGGCCGACTATACTTATCAACGAGAAGAGTAGTGTTAACCTGTATGACGTGCCAGTGTCGCTTCACATCTTCTACAACACGCATTACAGGATTAGCCACAATACCGAGGAAGTAATGGGCTATAACACGCCGATTATAAAAGAGATAGCAACGGAGGGCTAGCATGGCTGCATATCGCGAACCCGGGGTAAATGTTACTATACAGGAAGACCGCCCCTCTCCAATTCCGGAGGCGCGCAAGCTCCCTGCTGCGGTAGTGGGGCCTGGTTTTCAGGTAGAGGAAGCGCTATGGGCGGGTACGTATGATACGACCAGCGAGTGCGATCTGCCCTATCCCAATCTAATGTCTGGCGCTAGCGTTGTGACTAATAGCGTGAAGGTCACGATCGCCAACTCGGCCGATGATGTCAGTTACAGCATCCTGCCGGAGTTTTACACCGCTGGAAACGACGGGGTAACGCTGGATGCCGGCGTGTATCACGTACTTTCTTCGGGCAATGCAGGGGCCTTGATCAATGGCGAGGTGGAGTTCTACGACATCGACACGTGGTCCAGCGCGATCAACTACCTGTCGACGGATATACTACAAATCCTCAGCGGGCCTTCCGCGGGGCCGTATGCTATTGCCGGCTTTGACGCCGCTACACGCAGGCTAATCCTTCAGGATGCCTGGTCTGGGACAACTGGGACAACCTTTGAGTGGGAGATTAGGCGCCCACTTTCGGGTGGAGTGCGGCTCTCCTATCACGCCCTACGCACTGATCACGTGCGTGCGCGTGCGCAGTTCTTGACCACTGACGAGGTTGTTGCCGCTGCTGGTGGCAAGCAGGCGATCATCCCCGAAAACCCGCTCTTCTACGGTGCCTTTATCGCCGCATCGCAGAGAGCTCCCGTATGGGTGGTGGGGGTGGAGGATGCTGATGGCGCCTTCAATCCCTCGCTGGCTAATACGGCTGCTTGGTTGGACGCATTGGAGTACTGCCAGCAATTCACCGATATGTACTCCTTCGCCATTCTGACGCAGAATGACACTGTAATCACATACGCCCAGACGTTTGTCGACTGGATGTCTCTACCGGAAAACCGCTGTGAGTGTATCGCGGGAGCTTGCCCGGCGCGCACCACACTCGAGGAGGCTATCCCATCGACTACCGGCGGCCGCTTCAGCGCTGATGGCACGACCTTCACCCACTCCGGTGGATACAACTTCATCTCCTATGGATGCGAGCCCATGGGTTACATCGAGGCTACGCTGGGAGACACTACGGTAAAAGTCAGGGTGCGCAAGGTTGAGGCTAGCGTAATGCAGGTTTTCGACGCTGACGACGTGCCAACCTCAATGCGCAGCCCGGCGACTGTTTCGTGGCGCTATGTTAATAAGTACTTCACCAACACCGAAGAGGCACAGTACTATGCCGCATACGGCGAGAGCTTCCAGGACAAGAGGATGCGTCTCTTCTGGCCCGACAAAATCGGAGCTCTCGTCAATGGCGTAGAAGTATCCATGCCTGGGTACTACTGGTGGTGCGAGAGGTTTGGCAGGCTAGCCGCTTTGCGCAATCCTGCAACCCCCTTCACGCGGACTAAGTCTAGCTTCTTCACTCGCGTCTTCATGCCGTTCCGCGGACGCACGCTGCTTAATATCATAGCAGGTGGCGGCTGGGAGCTCGGCGTGCAGGATTCCGTCAGCTTGCCTCCGTATTGCAGGCATCAGCTGACAACTGACATGACCCATCCGGCGCGTGCTGAGCAGAACGTGGTTCACTCGATAGATCACTGCGCTAAGTATATCCGCGAGGTGCTTGATAAGAACGTTGGCTCGCTAGGCAGCAGCGCCTTGCTGACCAATCTTAAGAGCATCTTGAGCGGCGTGGGGATTTATCTAGTGAATAAGATCCAGAGTCTGGCTAGCTTCAAGACTCTTAAGCTAGATTATAGCGAGCTTGATCCGCGGCTATGGGATGTCAATGTGCGCGCTGGCGCTCGTTATCCAGTCAATAACCTAGACGTTATCCTAATGGTGTCGTAGGGAGGCTCATATGGTTCTGCTTAAAGATTGGAACCAGCATGTATCGTCTATCGATCAACTTGATCCAGGCGAAAACATTGGGAAATTCATAGAGGGCGAGACCATTGCCTTGGCTGCGGGTCCTCCGGTATTTGACCCCAACAACCTTGACAGTGTTTCGGTAATGCACCTAGTCGGCCTATGTCAAAGCATCGGAGTCACGCAGGGGCAGCAGACTCAGCGCGTTTTCGAGCTAGGCTCTAGGCGCTCGTTTATCGTCCCCGGGCGTTCTGCGGGTAGTCTAGTTATCTCTAAGCTATGGATTAACGGCCACTCCCTCCTGGGCTCGCTCTACCGCGCGGTAAGCGATGCTGCAACGGAAGAGGCGCTTTATCGCAAGCCGGGCTATAACTACAAGTATACCAACCTGCAGTCCGAACTGTTCCACCGCCCAGTCGGTATCCTCATCATGGTGCATGACCAGAATGACGACATGGTTTCCGCGTCGTTCTACGAGTGCTGCTACATATCGTCTAGCAATTGGGGCACCTCTGCTGCAGGCCTTACGGTAGCCTCTAACGTGCGTGTTGAGTATGAAGAGGAATACCCGATCGACCCCGGCACAATCGAAACGGAAGTCTAACGAAGGAGAAATATGGGCTACATCTACCAAACGCTGACCAAGCAGGCGGCGATGGACTTTCCTGGGTACTACTGGTGGGGCGAGAGGTTTGGCAGGCTAGCCGCTTTGCGCAATCCTGCAACCCCGCGGGGCAGAATTCTTAACGAGACCTCCCACCACAGTCCAGCTTCCCTTCAAAATTATTTAACCCGTCTGCTCTCCTCGGCCAATGCTGGACAAGCCAATATATACGAGTACGTGAAAGGTTTGCGCAATAGGGTAGGGGAGGCGGGCTCCCTCGCAAGAATGTATCAAGATCCGCGGAAGCCAAGGAATTGGATACGGCATCTCCCGACAAGCGGCAGGGGTTTTTGGTCTTACTGAAGAGGCCCCGAATCATGGAAGGATAATAATAGCCGCATGGGCTACATAGCACAATCGATGCAGAAACAGGCCATCACGCTTAATATTAGGCAGACTGAGGGCCTGCGGCGCAACCCCGAGATTGGCAAGTACCTGTCTGATATTCTTAAGGCTACCAGGACGCGCGGCAAGGGGCATGACCTTAAGAGGCTGCTTTCCCTGACCCCCGGAGCTGCTCTTGGGGTAGCCGCCGGATCGGGAGCAACCATTCCCACCGCTGCGGTGGCAACAGCTCTAGGGCTGGCGTTGGGGATCAAGTTTGGGCTGCCGGCTATCCAGGACGCCATATTGCGCAAGAAGCTTAAGAAGGAGCTAGGGGCTGATAAGGGCGAGGAGGTAGGCAATCTATCTCAGCGTGTATACAACAAGAGCACCGGGACGCTGACGCGTGGTGGGGCCATGTTAGACGCCGGAGTGCTCCCATCTTTCCTGGGCAACGTTGGCAGGGCGTCTCGTCAGGAGGATGCTGCCATTCTGCTTTTGGATCGCGTGGAGCGCATGCTGGCAGACCCAGCACAACACGTGGGGCCGTATTCAGTGAGACACTGATCAAGCCATAGATAGCATGCCCCCCAAGCCTCTTGCTCGAGATAGCAATGCTCAATTTGGGGGGCTTTCGCTAGGGGAAGAGAGGGGCGCCAAGCAGCGCCCCTCGCATATCATGGCGGTATTGGTTATGGCTTATATTGCGGCAGCACAGTCCGCATGCCCATGTGGAACATCATGCCATAGACTATCAAGCTAATTAGCACTAGGTCTCCCGCAACGAGATACAGCATGAGGTACAACCACTGCCCGCCTAGCGCGTAATGGATCAACGATACGCCGGCCACGCCAACAATCGCCACGAAAACAGTACATGCAACTAGCGCTACAAGTGCGCTTAGTGCCATGGCGGGCCACTTAGGGTTCTTTGACATAAGGCTCCTCATCCTCCCATATCATATTGCGCCATTCGGCGTCTATGTAGCCGTGTTCCTGGAGCTCGTCCAGCATGGATTCGTAATTATCAATCACAAGCGCGCGCCAACCCATAGACTCCAGGGCGGTCAGCCACGCTGTCTGCTCTTCCGACGCCTTGCCGCCGGGGCGTTTTAGCTCTACGCATATAGGCTTGAGTTGTTTGCCTTCTATGCCAAAAATAAAAAGATCGGGTGCCGCTTTGCTTGTCCCAAACGCGCGCATAGTCATCGCAATGCGTGGAGTACGCAATGCTTCATTGGGCGGGTGATAGAAGAGTATTCCTTCTATTCTATTCAGAGTACGCACTATGCGCATATGCAAGCGCCCCTCTGCGTAATTCCGCCTAGAATGGGCAGCCATCTTCCTCATCCTCTTCTTCATCGCATCCGCCCCAATAAGCGGGATCATCACGCTCGGGGAGGGAGTTATTGTCGTCCCATACGTGGGTGGGGAGGGCTACTGCCATAAACTCAAAGCCAGAACGCAGTGCGGCTATGGCACACGCTGCGCAGAGCTTATGATGTGGGTCGATCTTGACGCTAATCGTCAACTCGCCATCCACAGAGCCCCATGGCGTTTGATTCTGCGTATTGAAAGCATCCGTCGTGGGATTGAGGGCTAGATCTTCGTCCGTAATGTCGGCTCCACACGCTGCGCACCTATACCTATCCATGATTAACTCCTTAGCGCTTCAGGGGTTTCAATCGACTGTATCGAGCCGAGCCTGCCGTTGCGATATACGGCATAATCGAATGGCGCGCATACATAAGGGTCAAGGTCTATGCACGTATTAAGCGTGGCGATAAGTTGCTCAACGGGATCGGAGGTAAAGTGCTGTGCGGTTTTGATTGAGGGGTAAACGATGCGCTCGGAGGACCCAATAGCCCCACAGTCGCCCATATCCATGATGGAGCGCTTGTTGCATACGTTATAGATCCCGCCATTGTAGACAATCAGCATTGACCCCATGATCATGGGCCACTCTGCGGTTAGATCGCCTTCAGCCTCGCCATTCATCCCGTAGTTGAGCTCGCGGTGTGTGGCCAATAGATCTGGCAGGAATTTAGTCGCCAAGCGGGCCTCAAATTCGTCCCGAGAGTCGTTGTCGTCTTCCGCGCGATCGAAGCTCCAGTTTTTAGAGCGCAAGATGGTGTTGATCACGATAGTCCCGGCGGCCATTGCGACAACGTCCGCACCGTTACGCTCTCCCAGCGGAATTATTTTGGGCAATGCGCTCTTGAAGCGATATCCAACGCCTTCATCGGTTATCATGCGGTCGGTCAGTAGATGCACATCTTCACCGTGTCTAAAGGCCATGCACAGAGTCGCCATCGTCTAGCCTCCTTAGGTGTACTAAAAGATAGTGCATAGCGCAGAGCGTGTCAAGTGTAAAAAGAGGGGGCGCCAACCCCCTCTTTCTCACAGACTAGTACAGGGGGCCGTACTCCCCCGTAATCACTCCGTACCAGTCTGTGAGGGCCAGGGCCAGGAACAAGATGGTCCCGACCCAGATGATTGCGCCCCGTATGATCCGCCACTTGACGGACCCCAGGGCGCGGATTTCGAGATCGTCCCACCACTTCATAGACGACCTCCTTTCCTCGCTTCATCTATAACGTATTGCAATGCCCCGATGGGTGTTTTCTTGTTTAACTTGAGCTCGCGCCTCATTGTAGCCTCCTTCGTCTGATTGAGTTGAAGTTTTCCGGCCGCGTGGCCATGATCTCCTCAATGCGCGAGAGTGGTATCGGTTGCGGAGAGTATGCATCTACTATCTTGCCCTCACGCGCGGCGTAATCGTTCAGGCCGCCATGGCTGTGACCATGTATATGCCATGATCCGTAATGCGATAGCGGCCACACCTTGTGACAGTGATGTGCCACGAAGATGTGGGTGTTTATTGCCTTATGATACAGCATGAAGGTGTCGCAGATCGCGCCGAAGCGGTCGCGGCACTGCAGCGCGGTTTCATCATGCGATCCCTCGGCGAGTAGTATTGTCCCATTGAGCCGCTCGAGGATCTCTCTCAATCGCCGAGTGGTGCAATGCAGGGATACGTCTCCGGCATGCATCACGACGCCGTCGGGGGGCACTACTTCATTCCACGCGCGGATCATATTCTCCGTGCGTCCGAGTATTGCCGCCGCTGAATAGTCCATCCCGGCGCGTCTCAGCACGCCGGGATCCTCGAAATGAGTGTCAGCTATGAAGAACCACGGCCCATCTATACGTCGTTTGATCATAGCACTCCTTTGTCGTCATGCTTTAGCTGACGATAATAGTCGCATCCGTCGCATTTTTCGCCATCCAGTATTTGAAATGCAGCGCACGGATCGCAATTGGGATATGCATCGTAATGCAGCCCCGTACGCGGACAGATGCGATCATCTGGCCCATCAGGCGGCTGAAACTTATGCTTCGGCGGGTTGCGTCTCACGCTCTACCTCCTCAATGTTACTTACAATGGGGACGCTTCGGTGGCATCGAGATCGTCTCCCGTATCGTCAAGCCGGAAGAACGCTGGCTCGCTGCCTAGCTCGGTGAGCTTGTTGGCGGCTTGAACGCCGTTGATCAGAACGGGTGCCCTGAAGACTTCTTTCACCACGTATCCCCTATCCTGAGACTCGCGATAGATCTCGTCTATCGCCATGTCGTGCGGAATGGGCTCCCCTGATAACACCCTAAATCCAATCAGGGTTTCGTAGAACTTGCGCTCGCTGGCCATTACGCCTCCTTGTTGTGGTGGGCCGCAGGGGAATCGAACCCCCGACCACCGGATTAAAAGTCCGGTGCTCTGCCGACTGAGCTAGCGGCCCATGGTGCCCGGAGGGGGACTTGAACCCCCACGGTATTTCTACCAGCGGATTTTAAATCCACCGCGTTTGCCATTTCGCCATCCGGGCGATTGTTGCTGGTGCCGGAGGAGGGAGTCGAACCCTCACGCCCTTTCGGACAGTGGATTTTGAGTCCACCGCGTCTGCCATTCCGCCACTCCGGCTCTTATGCTGGATCCACGAATGTAACATACTCGTCGATATTAAGGCCCTTAACAAGTTCCTCGAAACCCACGCCGTGCGGCAGCTCTACCTGCTCGCCGGTTTCTTTAAGGTTGTCAATATCAATCACGCAAACGCGCGTCGCCCCGGGCTGGCTCTCAAAAACCTCCGCCACGCCACCCAGCACGTGTACCAGGACGATAGGCTTATCGTTGTGTCCCATGATGCCCCCTTAAATTAGCGTTCCGTCCACGATGTTTATAACGCAATATCGGTATTGTTGGGCCGGTTGTCCGTGCCTGCCTTGCGCAGGGTGTATGCGGCCAATACCATACAATGCCATGCCGCGGATATCACGTGCAGGGAACGGCTTTCGGGATCTACGTCTTCTCCACGCCAAAACTCGTTCAGGTGCCTCAGCGCGGCATCGTAGGATAGGGACCATTTATACCCCTTCTCCCAATTGCGCTCTTCGTATTTGGGCCCGATATCGGCTCCATTGCCGCCGCACTTGCCGTAATGCTCCGCCAACTCCCACAGTGCATCTGCTGGGATAAGATCGAAGCGCGCCAGCTTGGTGCCCTTAGCCGCACCAGTGACGGGATCAACTATCATGCGTTCGTCAGACACACCCTGCCTCCTTCGTGGTCGTTGTGGGAAGCATAAAAAAATACGCAGGCCGCGTCAATAGTAGAGATAAACTGGCGGCCGCCCCGTTGCGACCGCCAGTCTGCACACCCAATTTTGACGCAGTTTTAGCCCTATCGGCTTGTTCGGATATCCATGGCTGTCGCCTCCCCCGGCATTCCATATTCCATTGAACATTGCGCCCTAGGGCGCGGTGGACCAAAGCCTTTAGCTCTCCGGATAGTCAACCGGACTCAGCGTGCCGATCGCGACTCGGCTATGACATCCTTGCATTAGCTTGGCGAGCGTCACCCCGCCTCACCGCGTCAACCCACCCCAGCCTTGGCCTTTCTGGCGGCATGATAACGGGGGTTGTTAGGATGGTTGTATCGCCAGTGTTTCCATCCACTTTAGCAATTTGTGGGTCTCCAGGCAGGTCGCGTAGGCGACCCACCAGCTTCCCCACCTACGCTGAGTCGATTAGTCGGATTTATTCGCGCTTAAGCGCGTCGAGCTTGTGGATAATGATGAAGGGGATGGATAGGATCTCGACTATGATCTTCCACGCCACCGGACCCAGGATCAGATTTATGAGCCCGTACAGAATGCATCCTATCCAGGCCGAGGTGCTGACGTATTCTCCGCCAACCGAACACCCGGTGTTGGAGAAGGCCAGGACGACGCCGAGGCCTATCATGAGCACCCCGGCGAGTACTGACAGGGTTGTACCTGCAGCCCACAGGACCTTGATGATGACAGGTGTCACCAAGCTGTCGAACGAAAACCATTTCCTTAGCCAACGCATCATGTGCCTCCTTCGTTTGTTTAGTCTCACGCCCGGCACGCTACCTCCGGGTAGATGGGTTCAGTTGCTTTAGATCATGTGAGACACCCACCAGGTGTACAAACGTCCTGCGTGTACGCGACTTTCCACGCCTTCGTGAGACTGGGTTATGATCTATTGACGTACGCCTCGAGCACTTTTCGGACGAGCTCTTCTCCGCCATCGCCATAGCGATGGGATATGTCACCAGCGAACACCTCCGTGGTGCCCGGCTTGTACAACTCGAAATGATAACTCAATTCATCATCGTCTGCAGGAAACCGAGGCGCATTCCTGTCGCGCACGATATAAACATGCGAGATCAACACGCCATTGATTTTCAGGTCTGCTGTTAGCATTACCACCCCTTCGATGAAAGGGGTGGGGGCCCACCTTTTGCGGCA